GGTGACAATGAAAGTGAGAATCATAGTAGTTTTATTAGACATACGTACCACTCCTATTTAAAAATATAGCCAATGCCACGAAGGATATGACCAAGGCCTGAATTACCAACGCCTAACGAATCATAGAAATCAGCTTCCTGCTTTGAAAGACGGGCATTCTGGGCAGCGAAGCCCGCGGCAGAATTAGACTGATTAGCTGAAGCAATGTTTGAAAGTATTCCTGAAGAAAGATAAGATCCTTGAAGCCGTAAGTTCTGCAACTCCTGGTCCATGCGCTGAAGCTCATAGCCGAGACGTTTCTCGTAGGTTTGTTCAGCGAGGTTCAAATTGTTAGCCTTAATACCGTTGTCTAGAACTATTCCATGGGTCGCCTGACGCGTAGAATCGGCTTCTGCGACGTTTTTATCAATTTGAGATAACGCGAGATGCTCGGCGTTCTTCGCCTGCCGTTCAGCGGCACTAGCGGCTCTAGCAGAATTCATGGTAGAACCGATATCACTCATGCCTACAGAAGCAGCGGAAGCTCCGGAAATAGAACCGCCTATACCATTAGTCGCAGCAAGAATGGGGTTCAGACCAGCGGCACGCATATCTTCTACGGCCCATTGATAACGATGTTTATAATTTTCAATATTCCAAGCGTTAGCCTGTGCTGCACTAGCAGAATTGTAATGATTCTGAACTACAGATCCAAGAACAGAACCAGCGACGCTGCCTAAGGTATTAGATAACCAAGACATGATACCAACTCCTTCTAGAAGTGATCTACGAGACCAGGGGTGCCGAACATAGGCATAGGACGAACTGTAGTGTAACGGAAGCCGATATCGAGTAAGAACTCAGGTTCGTCCTGAACCGCGACAATGCGCTTAATTGGCGGATTTTCCGTAATGAATTCCTCATTCAGAGTAGGAGCATTGCTGAAAAACTGAGAAAGATGCCAGACGTCGAGATTGCCACCAGTTACAGAGCTACGGAACTTACCTGTAATCTGAGAAGGCTTATAGCGATATTCGGCATAACGTTCCTGGTATCCGAAAACAGTAGTATCAGCTGCAGTACCTTGGGCATAGATCTCGCGAAGCTCAATGGCCTGCTCACCGAGATGGGCGAATGTCGGCCAATAGAAGTCATAGACCGTAGAGCGAAGCCACATCTTATTGACGCCCTGCTGATAGGTTAGATCGGCACGAGCACAGACGAAGCCTATGATATAACCATGTTCGACGAAAGATTTCGTGAATCCATGGAATCTAGACGCAGTAACGCCATAAGCAGAGAGATTGCCTTGAGGCGAGGTATTGTCGGTTGCGGAAGTCTGAGCTATTGGATTGACATTAACCATCTTCGTGAATGAGCCGAGGAACTCAGGACGCTGAAGACGAGCATCCGGAGAGACAACGCCGAAGAAAGAGCGAAGCACTTCAGTATACCGACTACCACCGCGAGCAAGGCGCTCGTAGAACTTCTGCATCTGGAAGGCCGTACGAAGACTGTTGATGGTGAAGATGCTAGAGGAATCCAGGTCGGCGTAAGCAGACTTAGAAAGCCATGAAGAACCAGGTTGAGCCGTAGCGGTGATTACTCCTGATCCGTTGATGGAATGGCCAACTATGGAAGTGGAATAACCACCATTCTGGTAACTCAACGAACCATTACCAGTGAAGACCTCGTGCACACCACCATCTTTCTGAAGCTGGGCAGCGCCTAGGCTATTATTAGACTGCTGGACGAAGTAGCCTGGAACAGGCGAAGGGTCGACTAAGGTAGCAGTACCGGCAAGGCCTATAGATACACCGGGTCCTTTCTGTGTCCAAGGAAGTGCCGAAGTGAAGTAATCATGACGCTTGCCGCGAGGCGGACAAGCATGACCAGATACTATAGTAGTACCTGAACTGAACAACCAAGAAGGTTGATCGGAAGCGCGAGAAGAATCCAATATTTCGTTCGCGTCGCCTTTCTGGATCTTGACCGATTTCTGGAGATTTTCGTCCCTAAACCATTCATTCCAGATTAGATAGACAGCGCGGAATGGAAGAGCGCTAACACCAGTTATATTATTAGCCGTGTTCACGGGTAAGCCGAAATAATCCCAGAGAGAGCCTACATAATTATTATTAGTGTTAGCGGCAGCAGTCACAGTAGGGATGACATAATCAGTATTATCATCAGGATCTTCCTGTTCGAAGCAGAAATTCTGCCAGTGATCCCATACGAGGCGATTCGGAACGAAGAAGAAGAACCAATCAAGATAGATATTATCCATGATAGGCTTAATCGGGGTGGCCAGGCGAGCGAAGTAATTGACGGACACACGAGTAGTATCGCCAGGCAGTACTTCGTCGACGAACACAGGTATGAGCTTGCCTGAGTTGAAAGTCGTCTTATAAACATGCGAGCGGTCGAACTTCGTCCGCCGCATATACATTGCAGGAGCATCGCTGAAGCGATGACCTCTAACTCTAATATTACGAGCCAATTAATCACCTTCTTAGTGTAAACCTAAGAATTATCCTAAAGAAAATCATTCTTAGGTTTTAGTTTATTTATGCGTCACCTACGCCAGTTGCATCAAGTAAGTAACTGGCTTCGGTGACGCCTATTTTTGTATTTTTTCATTATTATGTTCTAAAGTGTTACTTTTTTCTTGTATTTGTTCATTGCTCATGGACTGTTGTGGTTTATCAGAGGTATAATTGCTACCATACAGACCTTCTCGTTGGAGATATTCGAGCGTTTCAGGGTTGTTTAATTGGCTGATTAAATTCATGGGATCATGACCGAATTTCGCTCGAACATAAGCGGGCAGACTGTAGAATTCTTCACGAACTCCGGACACAAGCTCTAGCGCAGTGCTGTAGTCACCGGGAAGTGTTGCATCTCCAAACTGGAGATAAGCATACTGCGAACTATCGCCGAGATCCAGAGTGGCTATGCCTTTCTGACCGTCAGCGTACTTATTGACGATATAATTGATATCAGTTTCATCTTTTTCGTCCTGGACGGCGAGGGAGGGCATAGTGAACTCAATGCCGCAGTGGTCATGCTCTTCTACGGGGTCGTAAGCTGTTCTAAACTTCATAGTTTCACCTCCTTTCATACGCGCCTAGACGCGGCGGGCGTGGCGCACAGAAAAAGGACGATCTCTCACGAGACCGTCCTTATTCTGATACGCTCTATATTAGATTATCATTAAGTAGGATCGTTGTCAATATCCTTCACGTAATCTATGGCGCGACCAATAAGTATAGGAACGCGGGATTCGTCAGAACTTTCAATACAATAACGGCCATCAGAATCGCCAAGGTTACCGACATAATGAAGACTGAAATCTTCAGGATAGCTATTAATAAGCGTCTTATCATCGTTAACTAAACCTTCGAAAGCTCGCAGCGCAAGCATGTCATTGTGATAAACCTGTGGAGGGCTGAATTGTTCAGCCTTCGAGTCATAAATGGAATAGAGTCTCAGCAGAACCATCTCCTTTTCTAAATGCAACTAGATACCTACGAATCATGAGATATAACGTAGCTGATATGACATAATAGTCATTATCAAGGCGAATAACTCTGGAATCATCAGGTTTCAGCCGGTAAGCGGCATATTTACTACCACGAAAAGAGTAACTGAAAGAAATATTACGCTTCGTACAGAAATTATTAACAGCTTCGAATTCGCTGATAAGCATCACCTCGTTTCTGACTTAATGATAACACAGTCACAATACTTTGTCAAGCCTTCTGCCAAGAAAATGTTTATATTTGCCCTCCTGAGCACGGCAGCGGTCAATAAGACGCTCATAAGTATTGTTTTCCAAATTATGAAGCATCTTCTCAATGCGGTTATTGCGAATGTATTCCATCCAGTGAGGATGCGTTTCATCGAACTTCTTATCGTAATAACGAGGAGGACGCATCTTCTTACCATTGACGACAACGAAATCATTAGCATAACACTCTTCACCATGCTCTTCGAGCCATTTTCCGCCTATACCGGGACGATTAGAAGCTAGCATAAACTCAGGCGTACGGCCATTATAGTGAGCAGCAGCATTACTACCAGTCTGCTTCTTCACTATGTAGCGCGCGACATAGGCAGCAGCGTCAAAGCTAAACTCCCCAATAAGGTGCATACCGTATTTCCAGATCTTAGAAAACCGAGCAGAAGTATAAGTGTTATAACCGTCTGTTCTGAACCGAAAAACTTTGTCGCTGAAATCAATATTAAACAATATATAATGATAATGGGGACGAGCATGAAGTTCACCATATTCACCGCAGCCGAGAAAGCGAATACCACTGCCATACTCACGGCGAAGATTTTTCATGAAAGTCTGATGAAATTTTTTGCTCAAACTTCTATCGGATGGCAAATGATAATCGTCGAACGTACAGGTAACAAAATAAGCTGAAGACGAAGTACGGGCTTCGTGAACAGCTCTGACAGCCCATTGACGAGAGTTTTCAAGCCGACAACCGATGCACTGCTTGCAAGAACAGCGAATGAAACGGCTATCATTAGCAAGTTCAGGGTGAGAACTAAGGCTGCCGTAGAAACTATAATGTTGTTTTCCGTTTTTTGTGATTGCTCCCTCGACTGGGAGCATAAGAATAGGATTATAACATACCATATTAATCACCTGTACCGATTGTATCAGGATTAAGTCAGAATGTCAAATCCTAAATCCACCTCGTCCTACTCTCTTGAAATTTCTACGGCGAGATTTGGAGGTGCGCCGAAAGAGACGGCGAGAACCACGCTTAGATAATTTTCGACGTTTCACTTAGCATCCCTCCAAGAACCGAAAAAACGGCTAGTTTTTTTAGAATCGTTCTTATTACCAACTGGCTCAACAAGCTTGTCAACATCATGCGAAAAGTCGGACGCAACTTTACTGACAAGCTGGGTAGATGGAGTAGAACGACCTTTCAGAGCTTCAATTAAATCTACAACTTCCTGAATGAACGGGACAACAACGGTGACAATGAAAGTGAGAATCATAGTAGTTTTATTAGACATACGTACCACTCCT